CTGAATGTCAAAAACCCTGAGCACTTTCCCCGCCGCCTTATAGGATCCCACAGCCTCAAAGCCTGGGGCCTGCGCCTGTCTGACATCCTTGGTGATGACCACAAGAAAGGCGACTACGATGGCGGTTGGGAGAACTACAGTCAGGAGATGCTGGATTACTGTGTGCTCGATACACATGTAACAGCAGAGCTTTATAAGCACCTTATGACCTTTGGGTTCTCTGAGGAAAGTATCGACCTCGAGCACTCCATGGCACAGATCTGCCAGACCATCGGCAACAACGGGTGGACCTTTAACAAGACTAAAGCAATCACGGTGTACTCAGATCTGTGTCAAATCAGGGATGATCTACAGAAAGATCTCGATGAGCTGTTTCCGCCCTGGGAGATCACAGAAGAGTTTATCCCAGCAAGGGACAACAAAACCCTGGGCTACGTCAAAGGTGAGGTCTTTATCAAGCGCAAGCAGGTAGAGTTTAATCCTGGGAGCAGGCGGCATATCGAGAAGTGCCTACGCGACAAGTACAAGTGGAAGCCTAATAAGTTCACAGGCACCGGACATGCCCAGATCGATGAGTCGATCCTGGGTGAGTTGCCTTACCCGGAAGCGCAACAGTTGGCTAAATTCTTCTTAGTTCAGAAGCGCATCGGGCAGTTGGCAGAAGGTCCAGCAGCCTGGTTAAAGAAGCTCGATGACGATGGTCGCATAAGACACACCATTGTGGTTGGGGGTACGATTTCCGGGCGCTGCGCCCACCGATCCCCAAACCTTGCCCAGGTTCCGAAATCTGGTTTGCTCTATGGTGCCGAGTGCCGTGAGCTGTTTGGGCCGCCACCAGGTTGGACCCAGGTGGGCGTCGATTTATCTGGGCTCGAATTGAGAATGCTGGCCAATTTCCTGGATGATGGAGGGGTCTATGCCAACCAGATTCTGGAAGGTGACATCCACCAGTACAATGCTGATGCCATCAAAGGTACGAGAGATCAAGCAAAACGCTTTATTTACAGTGTCTTATTCGGCGCCGGCGATCAGCTGGTAGGCAAGATTGTGGGTGGCAATGCCAAAGATGGTAAGCGCCTCAAGGACAGCTTTAATGAGGCTGTGCCAGCCTTTGCCAAACTACAGTCAAATCTAAAGAGGGCTGCAAAGCGCGGCTACCTGGTCGGACTGTGTGGGCGCAAATTGTACATCAGAGAAGAACGGAAGCTCCTCTCTCAGCTGCTCCAGGCATCTGGTGCGGTGGTTTGTAAAAAGTGGGTTCAACTCACACACACTGAAATCAACAAGCAGTTTGGGCCCGAGCAGGCGTTCCTCATGGCGTGGGTGCACGATGAGGTGCAAATTGCATGTAAAAACAAGGATATCGCAGATGAATGTCGCGAAATCGCAATTCGAATGGCGAGAGATACAGGCCGTCATTTCAACACAAAGATCCGTATCGATGCCGAAGGAAACTTGGGCCAATCTTGGCTTGACTGCCATTGAGGTGTCACCTCAGATCGAGGACCTGATGGCTTTATACATCACCCTCGATCGGGCCTGGCGCAGGCCATTCTCCATCAAAAGCACTTTTGCCAGAACCGGAGCTTTCCATGTCGGTGTGGCGTCCTCTGAAGGGATGATCACAACCAATGTGGATGAGGATCTCTGGGGTGCGAAATGGAAAATAACGGAAATCGGAAGAGAGACAAAGGAAGCATTAGATGAGTTACTTCAAGAGATATTTGCAAACGCCCACGGTAGAAACCACCCTACTCATTGATGGGGACCTGTACCTCTACCGGGCATGCGCTGCTGCCGAAGAGGAGGTGGATTGGGGCAACGATGTTTGGTCTTTATCAACTGACCTCAAAGAAGCTAAAAAGATCTTCAACAACAGCATTGGTGACGCTTGCCAATACTTAGACACCAAAAACTTCATCATCTGTCTCTCAGACAAAGGCAACTTCCGAAAAGAGCTTGATGATCAGTACAAAGGTGGGCGCAAGAAGGTCAGGAAGCCTGTCGGCTATGCAACAATGGTGCAGTGGGTCAAGGACACTTACGATTGGCACTTGGAGCCCATGCTTGAGGCAGATGACATCATGGGCATCATGGGAACCTCACCAGGCCACAGCACCATATTGGTCTCAGATGATAAGGACATGAAAACCCTGCCCTGTAAGTTGTACCGGCCAATGTCAGGTGAGCTGCTGAACATCAGTGAACGCGATGCGGACTTCAATTTCCTAACTCAGGCCCTGATGGGAGATTTGACCGATGGTTACTCCGGGTGCCCGAAAGTGGGCGCTGTGTCAGCCAAAAAGATCTTGGAAAAGAGCATGACCTGGAACGCGGTTGTGTCTGCATATGCCAAGCAAAACCTCAATGAAACCTATGCGCTGACACAAGCGCGACTGGCCCGGATCCTGCGCTATTCCGATTGGGATGTGGACGCCGGCCAGATAAAACTGTGGGAGCCAAAACGATGAAGATGAACATGAAGATAGCATTTCAATGTCGCCTGAACGCAGAACAGGAGTTCATGCTTGGGCAGGCCATGCTTCGCCATGAGAGCATGATAGATCGCTCTTACCTATCCTTACTCGATAAGGGGACGCACAATTGGTCAACAATCAAGAAGCCACTCAAGAAATCTGCCAGGCGTTCTATGCTCAGGTGGTTCTACGATTACACCTATAACCGTGAGTTCACCTTACAAACACTGCTCGAGAACAACGGTAAATATTGCGTCTACCACTTGGCACGAAAGCTGGTTGATGCTGGCGCAATCACCGAAGTATCGGAGCACTATGGGGGCACCGCTGGCTCTAAAATATACATCGTATCTGACCGTGAAATCATAGGGAGGATGCTGGCAGATGGAAACTGAACACAACAATCTAATCAAAGTGACACAGGTAGATGAGCATGAGGATGGTAGTGCAACTCTTCAAGTCGAGTGTAGCCCAGAGACTTTTGCTGCAATCTTCAATGCAGGCTTCGTGGCTTTAGTAGAAGCAGGTCTCAACTCGGAGGCAAAAGATGGAAACTGAAGACGTTGTTGTTAAGCCTGCCCATTACACCCAGTACGCGATCGAGCCCATCACATTTATCATGACCAACAAATTGGCGTTCCACGTTGGGAATATCGTCAAGTATGCGGTCAGGGCTGGCTCCAAAGCATACCCAAACCAAACCCCCGAACAGTCAGAAATCACTGATCTGCGCAAAGCAATGCGCTACTGCGAAATGCGGATCAATCAAATAGAAAGACAGGACGAACTATGAACATCCCAAACCCATTTGCAAACACAATAACATTGCCTACTCCATACCAATCTTTCATCCATCAAAGCCGCTACTCCAAATTCATGGATACGCCAGGTCGCCGGGAAACCTGGACTGAGACTGTCGATAGATATATCGGGAATGTGGTTGCACCGGCCCTAGTAGGGAATCTCCCATATTTCGAGGCCAGGGACACCCAAAACGAGATCCGGGAAGCTATCTTGAATCTGGAGGTCATGCCCTCGATGCGCTGCATGATGGCGGCTGGTCCAGGCCTCGATCGGTCACACATTGCGGGTTTCAATTGCTCATACACTGCTGTTGATGACAAACGTGTCTTCGATGAGGTCCTTTATATTCTTATGAATGGCACAGGTGTGGGCTTTAGTGTGGAACGTAAGTACACTGAGCAGCTGCCTACTCTGCCTGATAAGATGACCCCGATCGACATGACCATTGTTGTTGAGGATAGCAAAGAGGGGTGGGCGGACGCCTACCGCCAGCTGATCGAGGAGCTGTACCAGGGCAACGTGCCTAAGTGGGACGTGAGCAAGGTAAGGGCTGCCGGTGAACGATTGATGACCTTTGGTGGACGTGCGTCTGGCCCTGGTCCCTTGGTGGACCTGTTCCGGCATACGATCGACATCTTTACCTTGGCTGAAAACAGCAAGCTGACACCTTTTGAGGTACACTCGATTATGTGTAAAATTGGCGAGGTCGTCGTTGTCGGTGGTGTCCGCCGGTCAGCTATGATCTCGCTAAGCGACCTAGATGATCCAGAGCTACGCCTAGCTAAGTCTGGAGAGTGGTGGGACGAGAACCCACACTTCGCCCTGGCCAACAACAGTGTGGCATATGATGCGACACCCGATCGTGATCTCTTTGACGCTGAGTGGGCCTCTCTCGAGGCCTCTGGGTCTGGTGAGCGTGGTATCTTTAACCGTGCAGCTGTCATCAACAAGGTGATCAATGATGGCAAGCGTGAGGTCTCTGACTTTGGGACTAACCCATGCTCAGAGATCACACTTTTGTCTGGTCAGATGTGCAACCTAACCTCTGTGGTCGCTCGTTCTGATGACACATTCTCAAGCATGATGCGCAAGGTCCGCATCGCAACCATCCTGGGCACCATCCAGGCTACCTTGACCAAGTTCCCATACCTCAGACCAAAGTGGCGTGAGAACACCGAGAAAGAGGCTTTGCTGGGTGTCTCGATCACAGGCATCATGGATTGTAAGCTCATGAACAACCAGAACGCGGTCCTGGATCAGACCTTAGCTTCACTGCGCCATGTAGCAGTCAAGACCAACAATGAATACGCAGACAAGCTGGGCATCAACAGGTCAGCTGCGATCACCTGTGTCAAACCTGAAGGCACAAGCAGCCAACTCAATGACAGTGCCAGTGGGATCCACGCGCGCCACAGCCCATTCTATATCAGGACTGTCCGAGCAGACACCAAGGATCCCATCACTGAATTCATGATTGCCCAGGGTATCCCACATGAGCCCTGTGTCATGAAGCCTGACACGACTGTGGTCTTCTCGTTCCCAGTGAAGTCACCAGAGGGATCGATCACACGCAACGACATGACAGCTATTGAGCAGCTAGAGCTATGGCTAACATACCAACGTCACTTCTGCTGCCATAAGCCATCCATCACGGTGTCTGTCAGTGACGATGAGTGGGCTGACGTAGGTGACTGGGTCTATGACCACTTCGATGAGATGTCTGGTGTCTCGTTCCTACCTCGATCTAACCACACATATGCTCAGGCACCATACCAGGACATCACAGAAGAGGAGTACGAGGACGCCATGATGGACTTTCCACTGAACATAGACTGGGATGACCTGGCTCTATACGAGAAGGGTGACACAACAGTCGGATCACAGACACTAGCATGCAGCGGCGATAGCTGCGAACTAGTAGACCTGGCATCTTAAGATGTGGATACTCTTGTGGCTCCAGGTGGTGGCAACAGACACCATGAAATACTATCATCTGGGGACCTACGGGTCCCTGGAAAACTGTGCGCAGGCTAAAGCTAAGGCTATGGTCATGCGTACCACCAAAGACACAATGGTGGCATGCATCGACGTGACATTAGCTAGTAAGTAGGAACCCAGGGACTAGCCTGGTACAAGCAGTCGGAAGGGGCGACACATGGTCGTAACTATGGTCATCTCCCTTCCGACCCAGATAGCCTGAACTATCCGATTCCCCTGTAACCAGAAGACCAGAGGCATTCAAGATATTTATTTTTGGTTCCTGACATGTACACTGTCTACCCCACACTTGTTCTCTACCTCAGATCTGACACAGCACAGGTCAGGTACTAAGAGACCCCTCTAGAGAAGACCTAGCACTTCCGCTCAGGTTCTCACCAGTATCTCCCGCTCACTATCGTCATGTGAAAGATCAATCTAAGGTGTTTTCCTCCCGGTCAAACTTAGGTTGGACGATAGTGAGCGGTGAGAGCACTGTACCTTAGTTCCTCTAGAACCAGGCTCATCAAGGTACGGTGATGCTGCCATCACAATCTTGAACACAACCTAGACAAACTAATGACAACTTAAGATGACCTAAGAGTAGGCCTTGTCTACTCTTGTCAGTCATTGGTCTGACTTAGGTCTGACTTAGGTCTGACTTAGGTGAGACTTAGGTGAGACTTAGGTGAGACTTAGGTGAGACTTAGGTGAGACTTAGGTCCGTATTTGTCATTCAAAGAAACGGCCTCTCAGCCTGACAAGAATCACAGAAGGTCAGCACTAATGACCTAATGTCATACCAAGTGTCATCGGATAAAGTATCCGTTTACCTAGGTCACCCTACAAC